CCCGTTTGCAATACGCCTTGCAAAGGATTGCCGCCTTCCATCGTGATGTATGAATTGACGGCCTGAAGCGATCCAGCTGACATTTGAATACCATTGAATGTATCAAAGCCTGAATTGCTCATGTATACCCAAGGTGCGCCAGTAGCCCCTTCATAGATATTCATGCCAAGGTTGGAAATATTCAAAAATTCGTCGATAAATAATCCATCGACCCGACCTATATCTAGCGCTTTCGTACCCGGCGAATAAAAAATGCTCGCTTGATTCGATGTCATATCGAAATTCCAAAAATGGAATTGATTGAGTCGGACCGTATCCATCGAGCCGTCAATTTGAATGCCGGTTTGATATGCCGACATTTCTAGCAAATTGATAAATGCACCGCCGCAATTGCCTCGCATATCAATGCCATTCGTAGCATTGGTGATTTTCATGTCGGCAATAGTGAAACGCGCGGTATTTTGAGCGTAGATCGCCACCGGATAGTTAATCAAGTTTGCCCTGACGTTAGTATCAGGCTGACTAAAGTAAATGCCAAAACCTTGAAGCTGTGGACCTTCCTCGCCGCTTGCAAAAATAATTACGCCTTGTGACTGAGCAAAACCCGAACCTACATTGATTTTGGTAGCTGCTCGACCATTACCGGACAATATTTGTCCCGGCGTTTTCATGGTCAAGCCTTGAGTTAAATAAAACGTGCCTGAATCAAGACTTACATGATCCCCGGTATTTAATGCGGTTTGAATGTCGTATGTATCATTAACTCCATTCGGGGATATTTTTATCATGCTGAATAACTTCCCTATGAAGTAAATTTAACAATCGTATTTGATCCTGACGTTGTAACGGTCGGTGATCCAGTAACTAATCCTGTGTAATTGCTTGTTGGTATTGAAAGAATCACAACCCCCGATCCTCCATTGCCACCATTTGAAGAATTTCCTCCACCGCCACCACCACCGCCTCCGCCTGCAACAACTAAATAACTAGCGTTGTATTTGACATAAGAGCATTGTGCCATTTGCGGCAGGGACGTTAATAACAACAGTTGATGCTGTGTCTGATCCTGTCAGATTAGTCTGACCGCCTGATGGGGCTTGAAAAACTAACGTTCCCATTATTGTTCCTTGATCTTAAACTTTTGTGGCAACCAAGGCGGTACAGCTACCTTACGTTTGCTTAATTGGTTAATTTGTTCTTGCAATCTTGATTTTATAATGCTTGCGCCATTATTCATAGCATCATTTTCAATCCAACTTACTAACATATCTTCCGTAACGTCTTTGAACGGTATTTTTAGTTTTGGCGCATCAAAATACCAATTTCCCTTTGTTTCTACTTGAAATTCATCTTCTGAAGCAATAACGTGATATTTGGCATGGGTAATTACCTCGCCATCGCACGATATTTCAGAGATTTTCCATTTACAGTCCATATTTCCCTCTAAAAAGGCATCCCAAAGAATAAACCGTTGGTAATTGCTACTGTGCCGCCAAAGTTCCAGCCCGTGTTATTGCCATTGTCTGTTGAGTTTGCAGCGTTCCAAGTTGATACTGGTGTTGCATTTGAGTCTTGTATAGCTAAATAATTGACGTTAATTGTGCCGCCCCCTAATTTAGCTAGCGTTGCTTGCGTCCCCGTAGTGCTTGAGTTTAATGTAACTAAATTGCCTGCTGTTCCATTGACCGTAAAATTTGTTACTGTCGTTGTCGTTGACGCTGGAAATATTATTGTTGCAGGACTAACAGTATTTGTAATTGTATTAAAAGTATTAGTGCCTGTAATTGTTAGCGCACCAGCACCGTCTTGGCTTAGGGTTGGGTAGGTAATACCGCCGCCTATGAATGTTTTTGCGCTTGCTGAAGTAGCGCTTATTGTGCCTGTGCCTGTAACCGTCAATCCTGTCGGCGTAGTAGCATCAAAAACAGTACCAGAACCTGTCAACGTAAGGGTGTTTGTACCCAAGGCAATAGTACGAGTAAGCGTTCCCGATGTCGATATTGATCCACAGCTTAGATTGTGAGTATTAAGGTCAAGTGTTCTTTGCGTTAAAGTAATTGACTGCGTGGTAGCAACGGTTAAGTTGTCCTGTAACTGCAAACCGCCAGATGTTGTTCCGTAAATACTTATGGGAAAGTTTAGTGTTACGCCGTTACTTGTAATCTGCTGCGTTGCGGTATTGGATGCTACGTTAAAAGTACCGCTTACTTGAGCCGTTGCCATTCCAGAGGAAAAGATTACGTTACCCTGCAAGTTTGTTGACTGATTATTAAACGTACCAGTAAAGCCAGTAAAGTCAATATTGCGGCAAAAGTAGTTTGATATTTGAACCGTATCAGAACCAGCATTAAAGTAGGCATCAAATAGCACCGTACCACCAACACCAGAACCGTTAAGCTGCCGAGTTCCTGTCGCACCAGAATAAGTAAAATAAATTGGGATGACGCTGGTTGCAGTCATGTTTGTTTCGGGTGAAACAGTAAATATTGTCGCTGCATTACCTGTGACGTAAATACTACCTAAGTTTGCGTTTAAAGCCCTGACGTTGGAGTTGCCAGATGCAAATATTCCGCACGTTAAAACTTTTCCGTTTAAATCTAGTGTTCCCGTTGTAAGGTTTAATGTCCTAGTGCTACCGATTGTTAGTGCATCTTGAAGTTGATAAGTGTTTGTCCCGTTTAGAGCAATAGGGAAATCCATCGTTTGACCGTTGGATGTAATATTTTGCTGTGATAGCGTACCAATAAATGTTGTTCCGTTTGCTCCTGCTGTAATGGTCATACCTGTACTTAAAACTAAGTTTCCATACAAAGATCGACTAATGTTGGTTAAAGTACCTGCAAAACCCGTAAAGTCTATTGTCCTAAAGTTTCCGCTTGGCGTGACTGTGTCTGTGCCGCCAGTTATATATAGGTCTACAGCACTTGTTTCTAATACAGTACCAGTTGTAAATGTTCTTGTACCCGTTGCCCCAGAATAAGTGGCAATAACAACCCTATTACCCGTGGCTAACATTGCAGGTGTACCGTTTGATACAAAAGTATTAGCCCCACTACCGTTTACATATAAAGTACCTGTTGTTCCAAATGCAAGAGTTCTTGAGTTGTTATTGCTTGAAGCAAAGAACCCGCAATTAAGTGTCTTGCTATTCATATCCAACGTGCCAGTAGTAAGCGTAATAGTTCTGGTGCTACCGACCGTCATTGCATCTTGCAGTTGATACGTATTTGTGCCGCTGAATGTAAGTGGAAAATCTAGCGTTTTACCGTTTGTTGTAATGTTTTGTTGGACAAGGGTGCTTGCAAAAACTTGGGCGATTGTTCCGGCGGTTAGTGTCATCCCCGACGAAAAAACTAAATTACCATAAATGTTTTTAGCGTTATTATTATATGTACCAGAAAACCCTGTAAAGTTTAAATTTAAAAAAGAACCCGATGCTGCAATAATATCTGTACCAGCAGATATGTTAACTGATACAGCGTTTGATTCTGCACCACCAACAGCGTTACCCCAGTTAAGTGTTCTAGTCCCTGTGGCCCCTGAGTATGTTGTATTTATTGTCGGAGTACCTGTATAGGTAAACCCTGTCAAAGTACCGCCGCCAAGAACCGCACCGCCGTTACCCACTACAGTAATACTTCCAGTACCAAATAGTATTGATTTTGTATTAGTTCCTGTTAACGAAAATGAAGCGGATGTTAATGCTTTGCTGTTTAAATCTAGTGTGCTGCCAGCTAAAGTACACGCTCTGGCACTTCCTAGAGTCATTGCATCTTGAAGCTGGATTGTATTTGTAGATGTGCCGCTACCGAAGTTAACTGGGAAATCTAGTGTTTTACCGTTTGTAGTTATATTTTGCTGCGTTAAACCAGCTATCGTCCAAGCGTTTGTTCCGGCAGTTAACGTCATTCCCGTGGATATAACCACGCTTCCATTGACGCTCAAAGCAGCATTACCTAGAGTACCTGCATAGCCAGTAAAGTTAAGACCGCCTACAAAGAAGTTAACTGAAAATGTAAGTGCGTATGTACCACCAGTAAACGCATAGTTAAACGGGTTTGTTACGTTGGGAGTTTGAATTGTTATAGCCGTAGAGCCAGTACTCGTTACGTTGACGTTTGATGATCCTGTTATGGTTAAGCCAGTATATGTTAAACAACCTATAACTGTACCAGTACCGCCTACGTTTAAAGAGCCAGAAACACCGAAAGCTAAAGTTCTAGTATTTGAGTTTGATGACGAAAACAATCCAGTAGTTAGTGTCTTGTTATTTAAGTCTAACGTACCCGTTGTCAGCGTCAGTGTTCTCGCTGAACTTGTAGTTAAAGCATCTTGTAATTGATAAGTATTAGTTCCACTAAATGTAAGTGGTCTATCTAACAATGTACCGTTTGTTGTAATGTTTTGTTGAACAAGAGTGCTAGAAAAAGTTAAAACAGTCGCACTTGCAGTTACGGTCATTCCTGACGATAAAACTAAATCACCATAAATAGTGTGTGAAGTAGCTACTAATGATCCTGTAAAACCAGTAAAGTTTATGGTTTTTGTTCTTGATGTAGTAAAACTTACAATGTCTACCCCTGCTGTTATGTTGAAACTAATTAAGTTAGTTTCAGCCATAGAAGTAGTGTTAATGGTTCTTGTTTGAACGCTAGTTCCTGCTCCATTACAAATTAGTAATGGTGTTCCTGTTACCGTACAAGTAGTTGCACCTGTAAATATTGTGGTGTTAGTGCCAGATACCGTAATTGAGTTAGTACCGAACGCTAATGTTCCAGTAAAACCAGTGAGAGTAAGCGTTGAGCATACTGACGTACCAGAACCAATCGTTACTGTGTTTGCACCTGAGTTTGCATCAAAGAATACGGTATCAGCAGACGTAGGTACAGCTTGACCACCAGCACCGCCAGAAGTCAAAGCCCATTTAGTACCTGCTGTACCGTCCCACGTTGCAGTACCACCAACCCAGTATCTTGCAGCCATTTATTACACCTGTGGAGCTACAGGATCAGCAGGGGCTTCTGTTGGAGCAGTAATAATTGCGTACCAATTATTAAATCTTTCAACTTCAATTGCATTAACTTGATCAGGCGTTAATGAATTGATGTAGTCGGCTGTGCCAACAATAGCGTCACTTAATGTGTAACCACCGCCGGTAGCGGTGAAGTTAATCGCCCAATAACCATCGGACGTTTCAACAGGGGGCTGGCTAACAATAACTGGATTCATATTTACACCTGATTTGTACCAATACCATAATAATTCGTGCCGTCATAAAAAATACTAATGACGGATGCTTTGCCGTTTGCACCAGACCATGTTGCACCTAACCAGTAAAAGTTACCGGGGAAAGTAATTGTTTGCGCTGTAGTCGGTGCAGAAATAAACAATTGCAGGTGAGATATACCAACTGGTGCAGTAAACGTATATGTAATAGGCGCAGTAGGTGCAGCTTGTAATTGATAATTACCTGTAGTCCAATCGACAGTAATTGAACCAGATGTAGCTGCATTGTTAATCTGACCGTTAAACGTAATCGTTTTAAAGCCAGTCACAGCAGTATTGGCAAGAGCAGGTATCAAATAGTCAGTATTTGCAGTGGCTGCGCTAATTGCTGTTCCATTGCCTTTCAATAAACCCGTGATAGATGTTGAAAGCGTAATAGCTGGAGTTGTCGTTGATGTTGCCACCGTACCTGCAAAACCATTGGCAGACACAACTGAAACAGATGTTACCGTTCCAACCGAGATTGAACCGCCAAGACTTGTTGCTGTTCCATTGATCGCAATGCTTGAATTAGCAAGCTGTGCGTTGGTAATCGTGCCACTAAGCGCAGTAGTAGGAATAGTCGTGCTGGCGGTCATTGCGCCAGTGCCATTACCGTACACATAACCTGTGAGCGTTATCGCGCCTGTACCGCCGTTTGGTACGCCCAATGTGCCAATAATGCTCGACGCATTAGTGTAGACGTTACGAACCGACGTAAAGAATTGACCGCTTGATGCGCTAGTGACGCAAAAACCAACCCGAACCGCATAATTTGGCGCAGTTGGTAATGTCGCAATCAAATTACCAGCGACCGCATAATCCAAATACAGTGTTTGACCAGCTGTAAATCCGGTCGTGTTATATCCACTGACATCACCAAGAATAACAATATATCCGTTGGTCGCAGTTGGAATATTTTGATTAGCAACACCAATGACGTTCGCAGTTGCAAGGCTATTTGCTTGAGCCAATGCTACCGTCGGAATACCACCCGATTGACCGGTAATGTAAACAGGCTGGCCTAAATTAATCGTTGAGCCGGTATTGTTGTAAACCTGTAATACTACCTCCTGACCAATCATTACTTCGTTATTGGTCACGCCATTGTAGTAAGCCAATGCGTCAGCAACGCTGTCATACCAAACCTTGCCTTTCAAATAACTTGGCGCAGTTGATTGACCCGTAAATATTTGATCGTCGGAAACGGTTGGTTGGCTTAATGTTGGCGCTGTCGCACGAACAAAAGTACCCGAACCCGTTCCTGTATATTCGGAGCTGGTCAAATGGTAATACTGATTTGCCGAACCACCCTGCAATCCCGACAATTGATCGTGCAGTGTTACTAATGGAGTAACGACGTTCGATGCGTATTGTGTACCGTTATATGCAGCTGTTACCACTGTATTTGCGGTCGATGTAGTAAATCCAATGCCGCCAAGCGAATCAGTCGAATTAATCGTAAATGATGGCTGTGTCGTTTGAACGATATACAAACCATAATTTGGCGTAATGTTTGTAATATTTGGCGAAGTGACACCAAATAATAAATTCCAAACCGATCCAGCCACAGCTGTTTCGTTTGCATAAGTGCTTGGTACGGTAATAGTCACAACCGTATTCGACGATTTTGCTGTGACTTGATACAAACCGTGTGGGGTTTGTATATACGATGCAAGCGTATTTGTAGCGGATGCTGTGACGTTTGCAAAAGGTGAATCACCCGAGGCCGTAACAGTTCTTGACGTACCCGTACCCGTTGTCGTCAATGTATTGGGTGACGTATAAATGACTTGATAAGTATTTCGCGTAAATGTCGTCGTTCTACCGCCGCCAACACTATTGACACCGATATAAATATCAAATGTCCATTGTCCAGCATCGATTGTTGTCCGACCCAAAGGAGCTGATAACAAACCGATTGCTGCAACCGTATTGCCGTTAGGATTAGATGAAGCTGTTTGCGTACCACCAGCTGTTACAGGCGCATTTGCAAGCGTAATAATTGGCAATACGTTATTCGTACTTGTACCCGTAATTAACGGTGTCGCATTCCAAAATGTCGTACCAGCTCCAACACTACCGGTTTGTGAGCTGTTTGCATTAATCCAGCTAGCACCGTTCCATGACAATACCTGTCCGTTTGCGGGTGAGCTGATCGATACATCCGACAAGTTTTCCAACGGAATAGCGCCGCTGCCGCCCAAGCTCGCAGTCACACCGGCAAAAGTTACTGAGCTATTTGCTAGTTGAGCATTGGTAATGGTCCCGGACAAACTGGTCGTTGGAATGGTCAACGATGCAGTCATCGCTCCTGTACCATTGCCATACACATAGCCCGACAAACTATTTGCGCCCGTACCGCCATTAGCGACGGCAAGCGTACCTGTCAGCGCCGTAACGGGTATTGTCGTCGATGCTGTGACATTACCCGAACCATTGGCATACATATAACCGGTTAATCCGGTTACAGCCAAATTGGTTGTTGTCAGATTAGTGAAAGATTCCGAAGATGATCCGGGAACCTTATCCCATACGCCATTTTGGAATATTGCCCAATCGCCCACATTCCAATTTGAAACTCCGTTCAGGGTTGTTGTACCAGCAGTTGCGACAACGTAGTAATAGCCCTGAGTACCCACCGAAGATGTCAGCGTCGGTACGTTGGTTGAAGCATTCCAAGTGCCTTGATATGTCGGAGCATTAATCGGCTGCGTACTGAGTGAAGTAACTTGACCCTGTGCATTAACCGTAACTACAGGAATGACCGAAGCCGATCCGTATGTACCAGCCGTTACGCCAGTATTAGAAATGGCAATCGTAACCGCTGACGATCCGTTATAGGATGTACCTGAAAGCCCGGTCCCAATAGTCAAGGTATAGGGGTTAACGGCGGTGATAGTCGTGCTTCCGCCAAGCGAAACCGAATTTCCGTTAATTGTGACCGATGAATTAACTAGCGACGAATTGCCGATATTGCTTAAAGTATTCGATGCGCCGCTGATCGTTTTATTGGTCAGGATTTGTGAACCTGAAAGCGTAGCGACAACCGACGTATCAATCGATGCCGTTACTGCCAACGAACCGTTAAATGATCCGCTAACCAATCCTGTGCCAAATGTCAGCGAATTAGGCGTATCAGCTGTAACAGTGGTTGAGCCGCCAAGTGATACGGCATTACCGTTAATCGTAATTGACGAATTAACCAATGCACCATTTGGGATATTGGTTAAATTTGCACCCGAACCATAAAAACCGGAATTAGCAGTAATTGTCGAGCCAACAATCGTTGATGGCGTGACGTTGCCAATTGGCGTATTGTTAATGCTATCTAGTGTGATCGATACGCCCTGAATCGTGCCGCCCGTAATGGCGACATTATTAGCGTTTTGGGTGGACATCGTACCCAAGCCGCTGACTTGAGTATTGCTAATTGCAATCGAAGTCGTTGTTGCCGAAGTAACTTGGCCTTGTGCGTTAGTCGTAAAAACCGCAACCGAACCCGCCGAACCGTAAGTACCAGCTGTGCCGACATTACCCAAAGCAATCGTTACAGGAGCGCTACCGTTATAACTGGTTCCGGTCAGGCCGGTTCCAATCGTTAACGCATAAGGATTAATTGCTGTAACTGTCGTACTGCCACCCAGCGCTACGGTATTACCGTTAATCGTAATCGTGCTGTAATCGAGCGCCGAATTTGGGATAAAAGTAAGGGTATTGGTTGCGCCGCTGATGTTGACACCAGCCAGCGTGGACAAAGAGCCGCCCAATGAAATCGAATTCGATCCTAGTGTAATCGAAGAATTGGCAAGGCTGCTATTAGGAATTGGAGCATTAATTTGACTTGGCGCTATGCTAATCGGCGTATTAGCCGCAG